ATTGGAGTCTACATCACCTATAGTTCTACCTAATGCTACCTTGTTCACATAATCTTGAATCGATACTGTCTTACCATTCCGTTTCATCAACGTAGGATCATAATGCCATGTACCTTCGTGTAATACGAACCAGTTATTTCTTTCTGGATCCCACCTAGTCTTATCATATATTCTTTGATGTGCTTCCACTTGAAATATCTGATGCTCATCTTGTATACCAGTGATAGGTCTAATCTCTGCTAAAAATTGATAACATTCTTCAATAATTTCACTAAGAGTACTGTACTCATTGAAACGACCTGCCTGTGGATGTCTTTTTGTTCTATACCTCTTAGCTTCAGATGATGTAAGGTCAAGACCTATTGATTCCCAATCAGGTATTGTATCCCACTCTACACCTGTCAATTGTCTAGCACAATCAAATGATATCTGATCTCTGTTAGATCCTATCAAAGAATACTTCCACCACAAATCATGGAACTCAAACATCTCTTCAGATATTGCTCTCCATATACATGTAAGCACAGGTGAACAATAACTTGTAAAGTCATAGTTTACTTCTACTAAAGCATTGATAAGTTCCATCAACTCTTCTTTAGTATTATAGTTCGTAGCAAAACATTCCATTACCTCATTGTGGAATGTAAATCTATGAGGATGTAGCATATGTGTTAGTGCTCCCCATCCACCCATACCTGAGTAAGGATTCTTGCTGAGTATTTCTTTACACTGATCAACCCACTCCTTAGTATGAACATAACAACCATCCAACCACACAGTCTTAGACCCTACAGGGAACAGTTTATGTGGACATAACTTTGCAAAAGCAGACATCCTCCTAGGACATGCACCTGCCTCTTCTAATACATGTGCTGGTATCTCCCTGAACTCCCACGGACCTTTCTTCTTTACTTTACCATCAGTAAAGCAAACATACTTTACATCTGGATCATAATAGTTTTCATCAGGGAACTCATCATACCAATTAGTAACTGATGTGTATATTATTATTTGATCCTTTGTAGGATCATCCCATTCGATAGCATAACTATATTTTCCTGCTACACCAAAGAAATATTCTCCAGTAATTCTATCCTTTCCTGATCTATAATACTCTTGCCAATCATACAACCCAGTCAGTTCTGTTAGTAAATCTGCAAACTCTGTGGGATCTTCTGGATCAGTATACTCATAGTCACCACATCTATTTGTATTTGTTTGAGTAAACCAAGCACCCTCTGGGGAACCATCAGTAAACCTATCAAGAAATGTTCTAGCATTTTCTGATTCATATTCAACAGCAGCTAACTGCAATGCCACAGAAAATGCTAGTTGATCCCTTACACCACCTTTGTTATACCATTCCCACCATAACTTATCAAACTTTTCATTTCTTTTTCCTCTCCATAAGATTGCACATAATGGAATAAATGCTTCCTCAAAATCATATGGTGTGCCAGATACTTCAGTAGTAAATTCTAATACTTTCTCAGATGATACCCATCCTCTACTAACATACTCTGCAGCTTCTTCAAGATAACTGTGCTCATGTGGATGCTGCATGACAAAGAACTTATCTCTAGATAAGATCTCTTCACTCAACTTCAAAAATTCTTCGTTGATTAGATGCAACTTAGATGCATCAATGTATATGTTTGGTTGATCAAACGGACATAGTATCTTTGGTTTCCTTGATGATCTAACTGGATCACCAAGATCTTCTATTTGTCCACCTGTCCAAGGTGAAGGTGGATTTTCTATACCAAAGACAACATAAGTTGGACCTTCAGGTAGATCAGTACAAAGATCTACATAGTCATCCGTAATACATGTGTAGATTAGTAAGTTCATATAATATTGTACACTCTCATGTAGAATTCATGGTCAGGGTATTGGGTATATAGTTTTGGATTCATACCAGTTATCTCTGATAAATCTCGTAACAATTCTTCCTTCCTCAAGTGCTGATCTAACTGACCATTTTGAGGGTGCATACCCAGTCTACCCTTCTTATTATAGTACCCCAATGGTACTCCAGCATCACCTCTGTTCTCAAACACAGATGGTAACCTTATACCAGAAAACTTTAGTGCAGCATCAAATGCTATCTGATCTCTGTTACAACCAACAAGTGACCAATCATACCATTGCTTGTTGAACTGTCTCATGTTAGCAGTCAAGGTTCTATAAACAATAGATCCTAGTGGACTACCATATGTTCTAAAGTTATACCCATATTTTTTTAGTTTCTTAGTAAGAGTTATAGCATCATCATAACTGAAGAACGCACAAGTAAATCCCTCTAATATCTCATCAAAGTATGAGAACTTAGAAGCATGTCTCAACATAGTAAAAGGAAAACACCTTCTAGCTTTGGTTATAAAATCTCTTGTATGTTGGTAACAAGCATCAATCCATATGGTGTGTGAACCTGGTGGAAAGAACAAATGTGGATTTGCTTTTGGGAAGAATGATAATCGTCTAGGACAATCTAGTTCAGCATCTGTTAGGAATGTTGGGAAATTTTCTTTATTCAATTCAACATATTCCCATGGTCCTATTGTAGTATCAATAGTTCCATCATGAAAACAGACATACTTTACATCAGGATGATAGTAATTATTTTTTGGGAACTTATCATATCCATTTGTAATACATGTATAGACAATCATATTCTTTGGTTGAATGATTGGGTTCAACTCAAAGGGAGGGTATCTAACACAAGCATACATCTTGTTCAAGACAAATTGATCTTGGTCTTGATCAAATATCTTTGCTAATTTATTCAGTAAATCTACCTGCTTATCAAGAGATGGTTCATCTTCTATCTCATACGATTGCCAGTATTCTTTTAGTCTATTTGTTCTCTCCATCTCCACTTTTATCTTTACTCTCTTTGCTTTGAAGTACAAAGGACTTCTATATTTTTTTGCTATTACATACTCTGCTATGGCACTTGATATCTGATCTCTATTCACACCAATGTCATACCACTTTCTCCACACTTCACAGTATGATATTATCTCAGGAGTAAGGACTCTCCAAATGACACTGTTTATAGTTTGATTATATTCATCTAATGTATATCCAATTGACTTTATTTTTTCTGCCATACTTATGATTTCTTTCTCCGAAGAGAAACCTTTTTCATATAACTTACCAAACTCTGCCAACAATGTTCTCTTTGAAGGATGTTCTTGCAATGCAAAATCACAATCCTTTAGTATAATCTTAGATTCATTTACTAATGCTTCTGTTATTTCGTAAGATGCATCAACCCATACAACTGTATCACCCTCTTCAAAATAAAGATGAGGACAATGTTTGGGATGATAAGATCTTCTTACTGGACAAGTACCATCAACAGTGAGTGGTACATATTCCCATCCCTTTGCTTCTGGTTCTACACCATCATCATAGAAACAAACGAATCTACTATCAGCATCACAATATGGTTGAACTATTTTATCGTAACCATTCGTGACACACGTATAAAAAATAATCAATTTAGTTTATCCTCAGATGTCAATTTACCAGACAACTCACCAAGAGTTCTGTTAGTTACATTACCTGGTTCTCTAGAGAACCAACCAGTAGCGATATATTTAGACTGATCTCCAGTGAGGAATGCACCTCTATGAACATGAGTATACGCTGCTGGCCACAGAACTATAGTACCTTTCTTAGGTTGGAATGATTTTTCCTGATGATAGAAATCAGTAGCACCACCACTCTCAAAAGGAATATCATTTAGATATATCATCCACGTAACAACTCTGTCACGATATAAGAAGTTACCATTCTCACAATGCCATACATGATATCCACCACCAGGATCTGTTCTCTGTATCTTACATGTCCATGAGGACACAGGATCTGCTGCATCAATTATACCCTTGTACTTCTTTGCATAGATCTCAAAGGCAGCACCAACAGCTTGGTTGATCTCCATAGCATATGCTGCATCAGCAACCTCCATGTATAGTTGGTGATCTTTTCTACCCAATCCACCTTGAGGAAACTGTGACGTACCATCACCCCACTTGTTTATATCTTCTGAAGTTTTTATATGCTTTTTATTGTACCAAAATTCAAATGCTTCCACAACCTTATCACAGAACTCCCACCTCAAAAAGTTATCGAACACACCAATGTGTCCATAGTCTACCATCTCAGTAAAATCATTTTTACCTTGGTTTATATACACTTGTGGTGGTATTCTACCACAATACTCATCTAATTGCATCACCTCTTCTATCTTGACATCAGCACCATTCTCTCTCCAAAAATCTACTATGGCATTGTTACTTCCTTTATGAAAGATATCAATATGTTCTGTGTGGATAGCAGATCCCATATCCAATCTATAATTGAACAAAGGAGTAGAGTATGACTTACCACTATCAAGTATCAAGTCTTCCGAGACTGCTCTTGGTCTGATGTTTTGATCGATCTTCCATTGCGACGCTCTCTGGTGTATCCTGAGGAGCTTAGTTGCATGATGACGAGTAATGAGGTAGCAAGCAGCAGAAAAGTCATTGATGAATCGGTGATGTAACTTTAAAGTAATACCATTAGGATTTATTATGGTAAGTTGTAAGGCATCAAAGTTTATAGGAACCTTACGCCTCATGTCTTTCCATGTAAAATCCCAATGCCTTGCCACTGACAGGTCAACATCATCTTCCATGATCATTATCTCATCAAGGTCTGTCTCCTCAACAAAATATTTGATAGCATTTAGATGTGACATGACACATGCTAACTCACCATTATTCATACTAGGTGGCACTGTACCCTTTAGGTAAGATTCATACTCTTCACCATCAACAGCAGTAATACGATGGTGATCTTTGACTTCCCAATAATCAAACTGCTCTTCCATATATTCCCTACGTTCAGGGAATCTATCAAGGTTGATCCACAATACTTTTGGAAACCCTGCTAACTTGAATGCTGATTTATTTTTGTCCATTACGAACCTTCAGGTAGTCAACGTTTTCATAATACTTTGCCAATCCTTTCTTACCTTTGAGTTTCAACTCTTCCCACAAAGATTTGTTGTCTTCAATGTATGGATTGTTGAACCAAGAGTTCTTAGTTCTACCATGTTCTAGATGAAAAATAAAATCATTTATTCTGGCAACACTGGATAGCATATTGAATCTAAGGAACCTTTCATCATCCTCATATCCATAAGCAATGAAGTTCTCATTCTCTCCACCCAGTCTCTTGTACTCTTCAGTGTCAAAGAACTGACAGAAACCATACTTAGCATCCCACTGTCTGATGTGACCCTCAAATGATTTGAAATCAAATCCTGAGTTGATAAATTTGGTTACCTCCTCATCACCTACATGCAGTTGATGCTGATAGTTACCAAACCCATAAGGGTACACCAACTTAGGTGGTATAGAATCTTCAGTCTCTTTATGCTCATTGACTATCATGTTCTGAGCATACACATATGATTCGATAGGTAAAAGTATATCACTATCATAGTTGACAGTG